TACTGTTTGGGTAGGTCCTATTATTCCGCCATTAGCCATAGCTTATAAAACCTCCTAATCGTCTAATACGTCGTATGAAATGAATAGTGTTGCATCGGATGCAGCACTAGCTCCACCTTTTAAAGTATCTCCTTCTTCAAGGTATATTGGTGTATCAGATAAAACTAAAACTGCATCAGCTGGTACGGATACTGTGTTAGCTAATTTAAAAGTAGCTCCTGCAATAGAACCTCCTGTTGCTGCTGAAGTTCTAGTAGCTTTTGTAACTTGAATTGTTACATCAACTGCTGCTGAGCCATCTATGTTCGCAACTTGCATTCTGTTTATTTTTACTAATTTATTACTCGCAACAAGCATTAAACTTGCATCTAAAGTAGTTGAAAGTTCAAAGCCTTGCGACTCTCCGTTTATCGTTGCTACGTTTACTATATTTGGTGCTGCCATAATTATCTCCTTTTATCCAAAAATCATCGCCATTGCAATAGCTTTACCTGTAGAAATTCCTGCATCAGCGAAAGATAAATTACCTGAAGAATCTGACACTAATGCTTGTCCAGAAGATGCTGCATCGGCTGTTGGTAAGTTTAATGTAAAGCTTGATCCAACAGTTGCTGCTGCTCTTAAGCCAACATATTGACCTCCAGAAGCATCTTCAAATCTTAGCTCATTTCTGTTTACTAAATTTATTTGTGAAAATTCTGCAAATACATCCACGATATTTGGATTAGTCACATCATCTGCTTTAGCATAAACAAATTTTGTTCCTTTATCTGTAGCTGAAAAAGTTACGCTGCTTCCTGATCCACTTGTGTATTGAAACTCTACAGTGAACGCACCACTTGTACTATTTTTAATTATGTAAAAATTTTCTACATCTAAAGCAATTGAAACAGTAATATTACCTGTTATGGTTCCTGTTAATTCTATTATTCTATGAGCGACTGTTGCTCCAGTTGATCCATCACTTACAGCTATTGGTGTATCACCAGTTCCGTTCACTGCTTGTGCTTTAAAACCACCTAAAATTTGACTTAGTATATTTAAATTTGTATTTGTTTTATCACCCCACAAACCAGCTTGTTCGCCGGTTACCATTAATTCAACACCTAAAGGCGTATAACTTGAAGGCATAATTTATCTCCTGTTTAAGCTGCCCGAGTCCATGTTACATTTGTACCCGTATTTAAGTCACTATAAGTTACAGACGAACCAGTGTCAAGTGGTGCCCAAGCGGTAACAAATGGGAATCCTACGCCTGAATCTATCTGAACTCCAGTAGGCTTAATAAGAGCTGTTTGTTTAGTTGTAATAGTGCCAATACTTGACGTAATTTGTTGACCTGTAACATTAGCTTCTATTGAAGGTGTAACAATTGTAGTCCCTAAACCTGTAGATATTTGGAATCCAGTGGGTCTTATTGTTATATCAGTAAATGCTTTAAATGTGCTACCAAATCCTGAATTTATTTGCTGACCAGATACTTGTATTACTCTTGAACCTACAACAGCTGCTGTACCTATAGCTGAAGTAATTGACTGACCTGTAACACTAAAACTTTCAAAGTTTGTTACTATTGGACTACCTACTGCAGAATTTATTTGAGGTGCATGAACATGAACAAAAGTTGCATCCGCTTCAACATCCACTACTCCAATGCCAGAAGTTATGGTATTTTTAACAGGTTGTGCTAATGCTCCTGCCTTAACGACTATATTTCCAATTGAAACAGAAATTTGTTGTCCGGAAGGTTGTACTGAATACGCAACACCCCAAGCAAAACTTCCCCAAGTATTTCTACCCCAACCTACATTTAGTTCAGCTGTAATGTTTACAGATCCTATTGAAGAGGCAATTTGTTGACCTGTTAAAGAAACTTGAACTGGTAAACCATTTGTACCCCAAGCTTCATTACCCCATTGAGCTCTACCCCAACCTTGATTATTAAAAGCAGCAAGACTTCCTATTCCAGTGTTAATAGCTTGACCAGTTACTGAAGCTGATACAACGTCAGATGCCCAAGAGTTGGCCCCCCATTTATTATTACCCCAGGTCGAAGCCATTTATTAACCTCCTTATGCTAATCTAATAATAGCTAAAGTGTCAGTAAAATTTGGAAATTGAATTGTGAAAGTCCCTGATGTTGATGTTTTATTTGAAACAAAATCTAAAACCGCTACAGATTTATTTGCTTGGTTTGTGTTATAAATCAATGCACCCATTGCTGTAATTGTAGCTGTTAAGTAAGATAAATCTGCAAAATCTACTATCGCAGTAGTTCCTGATAATTTATGAGTTTGTCCCGTTAATGCTTTTCCGCCTGATGAATAATCACCAGTTGAGTCAGTAACTTGACCTGCAGTTGTAAATGATGCAAGTGATGGTCCAATAACTGCACTATCTGTATATAATGCAAGTTTAAATGTGTTACCACCTACAGCATCAAAGTTGTGAGTGCCACTTAAAAGTTCATTTTTAAATGAACTTGTAATTGCGCTTGTTGTAATTGCCATAATTTTTCTCCTGTGTTTATGGTGACGGAGAATCTATTTTGATTCTGATCGCACCATTGAAATAATCGTCTCTTCTTCTTCTGCCAATCTGCTCTATTGCATACTTAGCTATAGCATTATTATACTGTTTTTCATAATATTGCAACATGTCCATAGGACCTTTCAAATAACCAAAAGCCTCTATTAAACAAGCGTATAATAATCCATTAGGAAAATTTTTACTTACATATGTCTGTGTATTAGTAGACGATAAGCCATCTGGTTTAGCTACATAACTAGCTTGAATACTAAAGGTAGTATTTGGTATTGGAGCAAACACTAATGTATCATTATCTAAATTTGAGTAATATTTAGGCACCCCAGTAGCACTTTTGTTATTATATTCATCAATAAACGTAGTATCTCTTTTTTCTAAATAAATTTTTTCTGAACCTGAAGTTATTTGAATGGCTCTTATAACCAAAGCACCGTCAGGAAAATTTAAAAATTTTTGGTTTAAAACCATGTTTGCTACAGCATATTTTCTATCCGCATCAGTATTAACATCTCTTAAAATTCTTTCCTCAGCGTCTAGAATAAAACCATTAATTACATCATCTGTAAAAACTGTGCTATCTACTTCAGTATAATTTCTTATTTTTGTTACTAAATCTGAATATGTTATGCCTGCCATTATGTTAGTACCTCAACTTTTCCTACAGAAGATAGTATATCTAATCTTCTACCTTCTGGCAAAGGTAACATACCAAAAATTAAATTACCTTCAGAATTAAAACCAGAACTGCTTGTATATTGTGGTATACCTAAAGTTCCTTGAAAAGAACCAACTCTCACAGTCATATTACCAATGTTATGTTGAACTCTTGTATTTCTTAAAGCTTGTGGGTCTGCTCCATATACTTTTGGATCAAGTTGCGGAGATTTAGGCTCAAACTCAGAGACATGCACCAGAGAACCATTCCACTCCATCACCATTTCAAGATATGGAAACGCCTGACCTGATCTGTCAGAAATAGATTGTGCGTATTTTCCTCTTGCAAATTTAGCCATTATGTTACTGTTGGGTAATAAGTAGCTGGTGTAATAAATGTACTTGATCTTGACCCATCCTCATCTAGTGCTCGTTTAATTTCATCTTCATAATATAATTTTAAAGCTTGTGTTCTTTCTGGTGTATATTTTTGAGAAAGATAAAAAGCTAATCCTGAAACCATGCATGGTATCCATCTAAAAGGAACATCAGCATTATTTGTATAATCACCTGCATCTTGTATTCTTTGTAAAGAATAATATTTTAAGTGAGTATAATTTTGTTTATCAGGAGTAATGTAGAGAGTAATAGTTGGTGAATCACTCCCTACAGTAACTCTTTGAACAAAATATTGTGAAGGAGTTCCTGTTGAACCCTTGTTAGGCAGAGCTGAATATGTAGATCTATCTATTTTAGTCAATGACACATCTTGTGTGTCAGAACCTGGATTAACAGTAGTCCCACTATTAGACAAAAAAGCTTCAAGAACATCACTCACACCTGTGGTCGTAGTATATTGAGATTGAGAGGCTACTAATTCAATAGCATTTAATTGAACTTTCCAGAGATGGACTCCTCTGTTACCCCATTCAGAAAACAATACATTAAGAGATCTTCTAGCTTTTTTTAAATCATAACCAGAGTTAGTTTGAATACCGCATCTCTCGTATGCTTCTTCAACTATTTCATCGATTGATAAATCGAAGCTTGATGTTCCACTGGTTGCCATTTATTCATATCCTATTTCTTAAGTTCTCTTACGATTCTTCTTTTTTCTTGCTTAAGATTTTTTCTACCTCTTCTAGTTTTTGCTCTTTCAGCATCAACTCTACCAAGTTCCTCCAACCTATTCATTCTTCTAGTATTAGGTGAACCACCTTTTTTCATGTAACCCATTTTATTTCTTACACGAGTTGGTAGTTTAGCTAGACCTGGATTTTTTTCTCTATTAACAGGTTTTAATCCACCTTTTTTCATACCAGAAGCTCTTACTTTTCTAGCTGCTTCTGCAACACCACCACCCATCATTTTTCTTTTTTGATTAGGTCTAGGTTTTTGAGGAATAAAAGGAAATCCTGGATTAGTTGGATTTATAGGTCTATTAGGGTTAGTTCCTGTAACTCTTCGTGCAGGATTCATCCTTCCCCTCATAGCTTTTTTCTTTTTAGCTTCTCCACCTTTTTTAATCATTGTAGGCATTCTTTTTGATTTTTCACCTACACCGTATCCTCTTGAATACATCATATCACCAGTTCTACCACCCATACCACCTCTTCTCATTTTACTGGCTCTTGCCATATCTCTTGCAGATACTTTATCCTTATCTTTCATTCTTTCGGCTAATCTACTTTTTGCCATAGCGCCTTTTTTCATGCCAGTAGGTTTTTGACCCATTGCCATTCGCTTGTGCATATTTATTTTTGAATTGTCCATATTAAAATACTCCTTTAAAGTTTGTTCCTTTTACAGCTATGCCAGTGCCTTTTACGCCACCATTCATAGATCCGCCTCCAGCTCTATTGTAGACTCTTTTTTTATACTCTTTCATAAAGGAGCTACCTTTACCTTTTAAACGAATTCCTTTTTTCAATGGTTTTCTTTTACTTAATTCACCAAATGTAGTTTTACCAGTTATACCACCAGCTGCTTTTTTTTCTAAAATTATCATTACTCCTTCTTCTGTTTTATCAATATCTTTTTGAGTAATTTTACCACCTTTTTTCATGCCTAATTCTTTTCTTAACTCATCTAATCTTTTTTGTTTTTTTGTGGTGTTTTCCTTAATAATATTTTTTCTCTTTTTCTTTTCTGGCTCACCAGCTTCAACATTTTTTCTTTTACCAAAAAGACCAGCCATACCACCGCTCATCATGCCAGGTAATTTTGGTTGTTTTCTTGGAGATTTATTTTTTTTACGACGCTCTTCACGTTCTTTTTTCAATCTATCTACGATGATTTTAATTTTATTACTTATTGGTTTTAAACCTTCTTCTCTAGCCATAATATCTCCTGTTATAAAGGGCCCTTTTGACGTTATAACTTATTGTTATCTCGTTTTTACTTTATACCTTTTCTTTCGTTTCTTGTCTACTCTCTTACGCATAGCTTTAGAGGGTCTGCCTCCTCTAAGATTACCAGTTATTTGTTGAGGTATTTGTGCTCTACTAATTGGCATTATACTAACACATCCCTTGCTTTGCCTATTATAGGTTTATATTTAGTTCTTCCTTCTTGTTTAAATGCGTGCATATATTGTTTTCTAGGTTGGTCGGTAGTAAAGCTGCAATGGACCCACCCCGAATTTTTTTCACCTGGAGTGTAGAATTCAAGAATTAATTGATCATAATCTAATTGACTATGTATCCAATCACTTAATTCAGCATTATCTATTCCAGGACATTCGAAATCGGCCGCCTCTGCCCGAGCATGTTGCGAATTTGGTGAGCTACCGATAGCTTGACAAAGCTCAGGTGTACGAAAACAACTCGTAACTCTCACTCTTCCAAAATGGTCACGTACCGGTTGAAGTATTTGTTCACATAGTATTTTTAATTTTTCAACTTGATCAGCATTAGGATTATTATCAATACCTTTCCTAATTGCAGTGTCTGATTTAATTAACTCTTGAAGACTAAAATTACGTGTCAGATTCATCTTTTTTCTCCTCTATTTGGTAAAACATTTTATCTGTATCCTCAGTAGTCCATCCTTTGTCCTCAACAGACCAGTAAGTAGTTTGGACTTTATAGTCAGGCCAATCGTTACTAACAGTGTAATTAGCAATGTGCCACAAAATACGATTATTAGGCTGAGCTGCAAAATTACCGTTATCAAGTTCCAATATATGGTGGCACTTATGTTCATCAGGTATTTCGGAATGTTCACAATCAATTTCATTAACTTCCGGAGTTGCCCAATCAATTGTAAATAAATATTGTCCATGTATAAATTTTTTATCTTTACCTTGATATTTTCCTCTTGCACCACCTAAAAAATCAAACTCAGTACAACTAGGATAATAACTAAAGCAATTCCACAATTCCAACTCGTCGACTGACATATCTGGCACGTTTGCTCTGTCAAAGTCTTTTTGAAAAAACGCTGATATAGGCAAACGCCAGTAACACGCACCATTTGGTAACATGCAGTGAAATAAGAGGGCACGTCCTGTAATCGCTGCCATGCCAAAGATAATACAGTCAAGGCTTTCTGTTTTAAATTTTGGATCCAGATCATATAAATATTCCTTTCTTACTTTTGCGTATATAGTTGGTATATTAATATTTAAGTATGCCATTAGTCAAGTATAAGAGAAGTTATCTTTTTTTCACCCAAATATACCTCTATATTAGCCTTAGATTTAATGCATTTATAAACAACTCTATCTTTGCTACTTTTATCCTTCATCGCATAACGCTTGGCCTTAAGACAATCGCTTAACGAATTTTGTATACGATGTTCTATAATTTTATGATCTTGTATTAATAACAATGCAAAAACAATTTCTATCATTAGTGTGCTCCGTTACCGTTTCTAATTAATTTTTCTACGTCCTCTGTTAGTTTTTTAGTTCTATCTTTCAAAAATTCTATATTAACTGCATTATTTCTCATACTCTTAACTTCTGCATCTATATCTTCTATAATACCACTTAAATGTTCCACAAGCATGAATAATTCTGCCTCACCGGATGATTGACCTAATTCACCTCGTGGATACTTAATTCTAAATTCTGAGTTTTGTTCTAAATCTTTTTGCATTAACTCAATTTTTGTTGAGTGTGCATTTAAAGTTTCATGTAATCCGAAATAAGCCCAGGTTCCAATTGCAACGAGCGCGATCAAGCTAGCGACCGTTTTCATAGGCATTTGCACCTTTGCCTCGTCTGAAATTTTAAGTGCCATTGAGTGCCTCGTTTTCAAAAGTTTTATCAACAGATTTTATGCAATCGCAATTATCACAAGAACATAGACCACCACCATCTAACTCATCCTCAGGTACATGTAATGCATCTGTGCAATGACATGAACAATTACAATTCTTACATTTTATTTCTGCCAACTGAATAGCCAAGAAACAAACTTTTTCCAAAGTTTTTTCATAAGCCCTCCTGTATTATTTACTGTGGAATACAGTAGCTGATTTTACGTGTTCTGTAGTAAAACTAGCGTGTACATCAGTCTCAAAAAGAATAGGTCCTGGAAAGTTTATTGTCAAACCACCTACAGCTGCAGGTGTTTTAACTTTAAATTTCAATGTTCCACCAGATCCTCCATCTCTTAAATGAAAGTCACCTGATGTAGTACCACTATCTAAATAAACTCCAAAGACTCTGGTTCTACCAGATCTGATAGTACTAGCTTCACTATCTGTATTTGTAGACGATATATCTTCTGCTGATCCAAAAATATTTGCCGACATAGTTTCTCCTTTTATGGGAGCCCCGAAGGGCCCCCTTTAGTTATTAGTCAGTATGATTTCTTGCTTGTGCGTAAACAACACATACTCTAGCTTTACCAGTAGTTACTGCTGTTCCAGTTGGAATATATTTTGCCGCTATACGAACGTCCGTATCTCCGACATTTTTCCACGCAAGACATTTGGCAGTAGCTCCAAGAGCAACTGTTCCAAGTGTTCCTACTGCGCAACCATCAATAAATTTGTCTGAATCACCTACAATACCAACATCAAGTGTATTAGTTGTGCCAGCATCGAAAGCTACTTCAACATTAACAAAAATATTTTTAATGTGTGATTTAGCAGGGATTACTACTGTTTCGCTTGTATCAGTTGTATCAGTATGTGAAATGTGAAATGATTGTACCATTAACACATGTCCCTGATTAGCAACATCTGAACCGACTGTAGTTCCCGTTGTGTCTTTAATCGTTCCCGCTTTTATCGGTCCCGAAAATGTAGTTGTAGCCATAATTATCCTCCTAGTATTTGCGAACATAGTCTCTAGGCCGTCGACTATACGCGTCTATGTTCTCATTAATTGTATAGTGTTTTGAATATACATA